GCAATCATATTAACAACAGGATGTTTATGTTCTTGTAAAAAGTTTTTTGTAAAACTTGGTGCTTGTGTTTTTTCTGTTCTATCAAACTCTATCTTTAAATTTTCAAATACTTCTGCTATACTACTTGCGGCCCAAATCTGTGGCCTTACATTAGTTTCTTTTTCTATTGCGTTTAGTAAAGCATTCTCTTCAGCTATTAATGTTTTCTTTAATGTGTGTGCTGCTTCTACATCTACCCTTACACCTTTGAATCTCATGTCAACCAGGCAAGGAAATAAATCTGTTTCTAAATTAAAAATAGATTCTAAGTCTTGTGATATAATTTCTTTTTTCATTTCTTGCCACAAACCATATGTTGCTTCTGCATCTCGTTCAGCATAAGCACCAACGTTTAGTGATGGTAGTTTGTACATTTCTGATTTAGGATCTATACCCCATTCAGCTGCTGCTTCTGCAAGTGCAGCTTCGTTCTTACCAAAGCCTAGATATTTCCAGGACAAACTATTAAGATCATATCTAAATCTATTCTCATCAGTCACAGCTGCGGCTATCATTGTATCAACAATCATACCATTTATAGTTAGGCCCATAGACTTGATCCAACATACATCGTACATTGCATTGTGAAATATTTTTGTAGAATCTGTTTTAAGAATATCTTGAAACCATTCTAAAACTTTTTTACGATCCATGTTGCCACCACCTTCGTGTGCAATAGGAAAGTATCCTTTGTAATGTGCTGTTGCTACAGCTATTCCTATAACTTCTCCATTACCTATAATAGATCCAGATCCTTTTTTAATTAAATCAGGATCTCTTGTCTCCAGGTCAATTGCAATTTCGTCGACCTGTCTAAGATCTGGAAATTCTGTGGGTATTACCCATTCTGTCTGTGCGCTAAATGTAGGTATTTTCATAATATTAAATAACAAAGAATTAATAAACAAGTAAACAAACCCATGTAGGCTGGTATATGATTATTTGGTTCCATAGTCCCTTTCGATTATCATTTCTATAAAGTGTATTGCTTTTTCCAAGTCTTGTTTCTTTCCTTTATCGCGATGTCTTATTATGTATTTTATAGCACAACCTTCAGGATATAGCAATTCATTCTCAACTACAAACTTACTTGGCTGAATTTTATATTTTTGGTAGTGGCTCCCGCCATGCTGCTTATCCCAAACTTTCGATGTCATAACCTTTGTCCTCATGTTTAGCTGTTAGTATATATAGATTTTGTTTTGTACGTGTTACACCCACATACCAAACTCTTTGTTCTTCATCATACTTATCTTCACTTTTTTCTACTGCATCTCTTATTTTTTTTGTATTGTCTAAAATTAGTAAAACATTTGTAGCTTCACCACCTTTTGCTGCATGTATTGTAGATAGTTTTACTCTTGCAGGTTTAGATAACTCTTCTTTGAGTCTTAACATTTCTCTTATGTATAAACTTTCTTCTGGATCTGTTTTAAAAACTTCATACCATTCTTGTGTTCTTACATAACCAAACTCATACAAGTCGTACATTCTCTCTTCTTTTAACTCTATGTCTTCTTCTAAAAATTCTAGTAAGTCTTTACACTCAGATAGAGAAAGCTTATCTCCATTGGTCCATCTCGTATAATTTTTAATAGCTGTATACAATCTTGTTTTATAACTCTTTCTACCTTTTATTTCAAAGTAAATAGCCATATCTTTTAATACTGGTTTTAACTTTGTTAATTTATCATTTGTTCTTGCAAGTATTAACCAATCACCTTCATGCAATGGTGCATCTTCAATAGACATTATATGATTCGTGGTCCCTGATTCCGGACGCGGTGCCCATAGCTTCATGATTCTTCTATCATTAGGTATTCTATTTAATATTTGATCAGCTACGTGTTGTACTTGTTGTGGTACCCTGTAAGATTGTGGCAAGATTATGTCTTTAGCCGGTTCGTCTTGAAATCGCTTAACATCTGCACCAGCCCAGCCATAAATAGCTTGATCATCATCACCTGCTAGTATAACATATTTAGAGTTTTTCTTAAGTATATCGTACATTTTCCACTGTATTGGCGATAAATCCTGTGCTTCATCGACAAATATTACATCATATTTCGGACACAATTCTGCCACATTAAATCTTTCAATCATGTCTGTAAAATCTACCAGGCCATATGCCTGCTTATAATTATCTACTTCATCTTTTAAAATTTGTAATTGATGTTTGTCTATGTCTTCTGAATACATATCTGTATTATATTCTTCCTCAATAGATACGTTCTTGATTCTTGCTGCATTAATAATGTTAAAGTATTCACTATTAGAATCTACAAACCCAGTCTTCTCTTCTCCATTGGAATAAACTGTAACCTCTATACCTAATTTTCTACCTATGTCTTCGTAGTGTTCGTCCTGCATTACCTGAGCTTTCTTCATACCTAGTTGTGTAAATGCTAATGAGTGTAGTGTTCTAAAATATTTTAAATTTTTTCTTTGTAGTCTTGGGTATGCATCCAACATCCTATCGATAGCCTCGTTTGCTGCTTTGGTTGTAAATGCAAAGTATCCTATTTTATCAATAGGTGTACCTAATTTAACAAATGTTTTCACATACTTAATAAGTTTGGTTGTCTTACCTGTACCAGGAGGACCCAATATTTTTCTAATCACATTATCTCCGTGTTGTGTTTTATTTTAGTATGGTTTATTTCTATATCTTCAAACTCTTCTATACTTATCATTACAATATTTTTTGTAGGAGTATTGTATTTACCTTTTTCTTTTGTAGGATATCTTTTTTGTTCTAAAAATTGTATGTCACATTTCTTGTAATTAGTTTTCATCATTACACCTGTCTTATCTTCGCCGTGCTTCCAGTTCTTAGATCTTAGTTTGTCGTAAAATTTATCAAACTTAAAGTATGCATAGCCTTCTTCTATTAATACTGTACCAGATTTAAACGCTGCATCGTTCATAGCTTTAGGTCCATTTATTTTTGCGTGTAATACATCATGTAGTTTTTCTTTTGGTGATGTACCTACAGGAGGGTTAATTACTTTTTGTGTTTGAAACAATGCTTCTAATACTGTTTGATCTTCTGGTGCTTTTATAATTGGTGGTGGAAACCCTGCAGCTTTAGCTATTGAGTTTCTACGTTTACGTTGGTCTGTCACGTGTTCAATTGTTTTACAGTGTACTGTTGCTTTACCAATACCATCTGGCTTTGTAACATCAAATTCATATTCTGGATCTGGTTCTATGTCTATCTTTCTTAAGTTTGTTAACACAGGATATTGTCCTTTAGATCCTGCTAGTATACCAAACTTCTTTTTTACACAGATACCTTTCTTACAAAAATCACTAAGCGGACTCTGGTTGCATGTGTAACCTTTTTCTGATCTGTTCCATGATCTTGTTTTTTGTTTTAGTTTGTTATCATCCCATGCGTTTGCGTGTTCTCTTGCAAAGTATTTTACTGGTGCATTCTTTACTTTCTGTTCCCATGTATCTGGATATTTCATCTTAACAAACACATGATAGTTATACATAAATCTATCTTTGCCATCAAAACTTGATTGATCAGACACTTTAGATATCAAAGCAAGACAAGGTGGTCCTTCTAAAAAATCTTCATCTACACCTTCCATAGATTGTTTTTCCATTTCTTCTGTCAATGCTTTTAAATCATCTGTCGTAGTTATGTTTGCATCTACTACTTTTATAAATTGTTCTAATGTAAAAAATGTACCATCAATGTTAATGGCTCGACGCTGTCCGCCATAGTATGGCAGGTTTATAAACTGTCCTGGTTTTATGATCCCTGTTTCCGGATCCTTGGTTAGTTGTGTCTGCTTTGGAAATATTTCTGTGTCTGGTTTTAGATTAAACAAAGGTAATAGATTGCTTAAGAACGATACAATAATTGTTGATTGCACAAACTCATTCATAAATAAATATAAATGTAGCCCACCGCTTTTAGACTCAATAGGTATAAGTGGTAGTTTGTATTGTTGAATTGTTTCTAAATAAAATTTTTTATCAAAGTTTTCATATTTCTTAGGATCTATATCTATGACTCCAAACCTGGCATCACCGCTCTCATTAGTAGGCTGTATACCAACAGATATCTTACCTTCTAAATGTTCTTGATAAATTGTGTCTGTAAATTCTTCGTATGTCCATCTGTAATTAGGTTTTTGCTTTCCGCTTTCTGGGTCGACAATTGCGTTGGTCCAATCTGCGATACCATACGCATGTCTATAGCCATTAAATATCTTTATATATTCTTGCATAGTTATCCTGTCTACATGGGCCACTTAGTCTCCCTCATGGCCCACGCTGTGCACATACCCCGAAGGGATTATATAATGCTG